ACTATCGACCCGCAAAGAATATACAAAGTATTTATTGGAACTTATTACAGTATATATATTTAAACCTGCTGAATTTCCGACACGCTATTCTAAACTTGATGAGTTATATGAAAATATGAAAGCGGCGAAAGCAGCGATAGCAAAGGTATCAGGTGGGCGTATTCCTAAAAAGAAGGATATAAAGAAAAAGAAACAAGGCAAGACTGTCAAGCCAAAACCAGCACCATCACCAAAGCCTAAGACCGTGTCATCCGTTATTCAGGTAGCGAAGCGGCGACCACGGATACGTCTGCGATTTCCTTAAACGACACTTTATTATATTTTGTTTTATTCTTGTCTTCATTCGCATTCGTTCGTATATATGCGACCGCTTGGAGACACGCATCGCATAAGTCGTCCTTCTTCTTGTTGTCGTCAAATATTTCGCATAGCGTCGCATCATCTTTGATGTAATTTCTACATATTTCGATGCTCGTCTGTTTATTCATTTTATATTTATCGTTTCGAAAACCCTTGATGTTCTTCGCTGTCTTTGGTGTCGCATCCATCTTCACTTGGATGTCTGGTTTAAAATCGTGCGTCTTTGTTTTCAGTCCCGCATTCACAAGCACCACGTTCTCGACGACCTTGTCCCAGTATTTAAGGAGACTGAAATAGCAATAAATGATATATTGGATGGATTTCATCATCCCGTTTAGGTTGGACGGTTGGTTCTCAATCAGCACATAGTCGATGCTGTCAATCCCCTTGCCATTTAAGAACCCGATGACATTATCAAGTTCCACATATATACGCTCGGCGATGTCATCAATCCCCTTGATGTCTTTTTTCTTATCGGCGAGTGATATGATACGCCAGTCTAATATGTTGATTTCATCCTCCGTCTTTTCCAAGATACACATTGCGAGATTTTTAATACCGATATCGAAACTGATATAGGTAGTAGCGGTAGCAGCAGCGGTAGCCGTCGTCATAATTCAAAAATAGGTATATAATATAATATACTACGTATACTACGTATTACTACGTATCATCTATTTATATGATATAGCAGACGCTGCGCTGTTTCACCGCTTCGCTACTGCTTCACCGCTTCGCTCCTTCCTTATATGCTTTTTGATAGCATCGATACGCTCTTCTTATTAAATACCGTGATGTTGTGGTGCTTGATGAGCGTCGAGAGGTTTAGCCAGAAGGCGTCGTTAGCGAACTTCGTATTGTAGTTATTTATCTTTTTATATTTGCGATAGAGCCATCGATGTAATTTCTCCAATACGATTGTATTCGACGGGTTGTTTCGGATATACATTTTTTTATTAGAGATGAGCCGTGATACGAAGTGTTTTAACTCGGATATTTTAGCGTATTCTTGCGGGATATTATCCCATAGATTATGAAATTTCAGGTAATCGTATGTGGGACAGATTAGCAGGTTGTCGGTATAATCTACGAACGTCGGGTTGTTATCGACGATGATGATATTATTTGCGATAGTGTGCGTCTTAGGCATCTTGATTGCCTTTAATAGTTGCGGTAGTATCTTCGTAACAGACTTTCGAATATTACCCGAAGCATCCTTTAAGCAGTTGTCTCGGGTAAAGATGGGGCGATTAAACTTTATGTTGTTTTGCTTTTCGATTATCAGTATCTCTTTGTTCGCCCACGTCTTCTCGGATGCCGTATAAATAAAAAAGTAGCAGTTGGCGAACTTCTTTTTCATCTCGGACATAAACGTAGCAAAGTGGGGTCTCAGCAATTTCGATTGTAAATCATAGCATTTTTCGAGCATCTTGTCGCACGTCGTTTTATACTTTACGAGGTTTCCCAGATGGACGTTGTTATTCTTTATGGTTATATTTTTCTTAATAATCTCCTGAATATTATAGATGTCGCATTGATAACTACAATCGCCTATAATAGTCCCGTCTAAATCTAAGAGGAATATATATGGATTACTATTCATTTTTAATACTATAATAATAATATATTATATATATGATAATATTAGAATGTCGAGTGCAGCGAGAGCCGTTAGAAACGCATTAGATTACGCAGAGGATAAGAAGACCTTATCTCGTTCCTCCTCAAAATCCAAACGCAGACAACAAATAGAACAAATAGAACAAAAGTTAAAAGATTTACGACAAGAAGAACAAAGAATACTACAAAAATTAGATGAATTAGTTAAAAAAGAGCAGCAAGAGCAACTGTATCGCCAAGAGCAAGAAAGGCAACGACAACATCAACTATATATACAGCAACAGCAATGGCAGCAATGGCAGCAACGACACCAGTATCCTCAGTATCCTAAACCGCCAATGTATAGGCAACATCAGCAACCGCATCGATATATACAACCATTATATCCGCAGCATCCGCAGCGTCGGCAAACTCTGCGTCCGCAACAACCGCAACAACCGCAACAACTTCAACAACTTCAACAACCGCAACAACTTCAACAACTTCAACAACCGCAACAACTTCAACAACCTCAACAACCTCAACAACCTCAACAACCTCAACGTATCGATGTAAAAGATTTACCTACTGTTGATGAATACTGTATAAATAAGAAATATGAAAAAAAGAAGGGTTTCGCAAATGCGATGATACCACCACAGCCACCAGAAGGGGAGGATGCCGACGCCTTCTGTAAAAGACATCACTACGTTAAAAAGTCTCAAACAAATGCTTTGACACGAAAGGCGCAACAACCAATCGTATTAAAAACAAAAAGAGTATCACGAACCAAAACAAAAGTCTCTCCCAATGTATCTCCCAAGGTATCACCAAAAACGAAAAGAGTATCCGCCAAAGCCGCCAAAGCCGTCAAAGCGGCTTTACATAACGTCCCCAAGGTATTACATATAAAGCCCGTGTCAAACAAACACATAACAGTATAGCAACATAACCGCCAATGCTAAGCCACGCTAAGCCAACAATTCCGCAGTATCGCATAGTCGCAATTTATTTTTTTCATACAGTAATGCCTTGCGTTTATCGATATACTCTGCCATACAACTGAACCCGTGTAATATCATCTCGTCTATCTGTTCCGACGACAGTTCTAAGCGCACCCCCTTGCGATTGACAACCACATTCATCGAATACTTCATATTTATATTTTTAGGCATAAAATAGTATTCCTTATCATTCGCATTGAGTTCATTGATGGTTACCTGATTGACACGTAATATCTCAAACATCTTACAGATTTGTTGTAGGATATAAAAGATATTGATTTTCGTTTTCGTCGGCACGTATTCGGCTCTCTCTTTATACAAGAGCATCGCAATGATATTCTCTTTCGATATGTGAGCGAATATTTTAATCGGAAAGTTATTCGTAAAAGCCCCATCGTAATAATGTTCGCCGTCTATCACAATCGGCGTGAATAGCAAAGGTATCGCCATAGACGCTTCACAAGCAGTAAATACAGATACGTCAGGCGTATCCTCAATGGAAAAAATACGATTTTCGCATCGATTAATATTCGTAGTCGAGAAATAGAGATTGACGCCGAACATCTGCGATACCTCCTTAAACGACATTGCGTCCATATCGGGATACTTGATACGCAATCTTCTTTTTAAATGTTCCATAAAATGCGAGATAGAACTGAGACCCAATTTCGATATGATGCGATAATAATTCTTCGTAGGGATATTACACAACTCCTTGTCGTCTTTTGAATTATAGATGATTTCTTCAATCTCTTCGATAGTCAGTTTAAACGTTATACATAACGCCACGAACGAGCCGATTGAGTTGGCGGCGATATGCGAAATATTCTTATGTAAGTTCTCGATGTATAGATATCGTATCGCACCAATATAGATGACGCCCCGCATCCCCCCGCCCGATAAAACAAGATGCGTGATATTCAATTTATCCATCCTTTAAATATAAAATTATATATTTTGTTTATATATCTAAATACTCGAACTATATTCGCATATATCCACGTTGTAGTAGAGTAGCGCCTCTTTTGCCGTGTTGTTCTCCGCCTCCTTCTTGTTGCTACCTGTTGAGGTCGCAATAATCGCATTGTTCCTGTCTTTGATACAGTAAGTGAAGATGCGAACATTGTCTTTCATCAGCACCTTCACTTCGTAGAACTTTGGTATATCTTGAAGATTGTGCATCATATACGATACGAGCATATCCTTGTAGTTATTCTGGATACGAATTAGTTCGCAGAAGTCGATGTAATTCTCAATGATATAGATGAGAAAGTTTTCCACGATAAAGTATCCCGCACCCGTGAAAGGGGCGATGGTTATCGCATTCGGGAGTTGAACCTTGTCGCTCTCGGTTTGAAAGTCGAGAAACAAAGCCCCGATGAACGCTTCAAATATATCCTCCATAATCTTAAAGTTATTTCTGCCACCCGACTCTTCAACCTGCTTTGATAGTATCGCAAACTTCGGAAAACCTATTTTTTCGGACAAGTAGCCGAGCATCCGTCCATTTACGATTTTTGTTCGGATTTTCGAAAGAAAACCCTCGTTTTGGTCGGGAAACCGTGTATATAAGTAGTTGGCGACTATCATACCGATTAAAGAGTCACCAAGAAACTCGAGGCGTTCATAGGACATATCTTGAAGCGGGAGGCAATCGGACGGACAATTCACATTACTCTTGTCAAAGTCGATATTCTTCATCGTGCAATACGATTTATGAACGAATGCCACACGATACAAGTCGATATTTTTAAACGCAATGCCATTCAGCCCGTTTTGATTGAATATCGTCGTCAAATCCTTGCTTTGTAAGAGAACATTCTTATTGTTATAGGGTTGATTGGTAATCTCAATCTCCCTTGTTTTATTATGAATACCTTGAATGCGTTTCATATAAAGTTAAAGTGTTTTGTATTTATTGTATTTATATCATTTTTTATTATATAAATATTAATTGTTTATTTCTTTTAAATAGTATAGTAAAATGGATGATTTTATTATTCAAGATACCGAACCACTCATCAAAGTCGATTCATTAGGGATAGGGATTAATACAATACAGGACATCCAGCGCCTTTCCTTATATGATAACGAATACTTAGTGGTCGGGGACGGTTTGGGAACTGCGAATAATAATAGCAATCAGTTGGATACGAAATGGAATATGTATGTAAATCACGACGGGGTCGCCATTAACACGTCGAGGTTTATCACGTCGAATTTCAGGCAACCGAATGCGTCTCTCTACGTCAATCGAAACATCCAGTGCGACGGTATCATTAACGCCCACAGCATCCAGTTCAGCAATATCTCGAT